CGAGGCCGCCGGCAGTTGAAAAAATACCGAGCGGATACCAGGAAATCCCGCTGGGGCGCAGGCGGCATTGCGCCGAAACAGACGATTGTGAGCCTTTCATCCGCCAGTTCGCTATCCGACGTCCAAGCCGTCTACGACGACAACGTCGATTACGACCTCGGGCAAGGGGACGAGACCAAGGCCCAGAACTTCATCGTGGCCTGCCGGATGCTTCTTCGGCGGTTGCCGGGAGATTCGAGCTTCAAGGAAAGCCGTACCACGCTGCAGGCCAACCTGCTGGAAATCCGCCAACAACTCCAGCGCGCACAGCTTTGGTTGCAACAATCTCAGGCCGCCAATGGTGGCGCCGTGACGTTTGGCGCCTTTGAAAACTTCCGAAACTGAGCGTATGCATGGCTACGCGCCGAAATTCTGGACCCTCGATCGCCGAATCGTTTGACACGATCAAGGCGGATTACAACGCCATGCGCGCCAGCCGCTACCGCCGCCGGCGGCAAGGGACGGCACTCGTCGGGACCAATGCGGATTATCACTTCCGCTACCTCTACCCATATCTGCGCATGGTGGAAGAGGCGCGGGACATGGACCGCAACGACGTGCTGATCGGCCAAACCGTCGATCGAGCAGTCACGAACACTGTGCAAGCCGGTATGGTCGTCGATCCAAAGACGACGGACACGGGCGTCAATGATGAACTGTGGAATCGCTTTGAAAGTTGGAAAGTCGATCCCGACCAGGTCGACATCCAGGGGGAGCATAATTATCACGACCTCGAACAGTTGATTTTGCGATCGGAATTCGTCGACGGGGACATCTTTGCGATTCCCGGCGACGAAGGGCATTTGCAATGTTTGGAATGTCACCGCTGTCGGACGCCGACGAACACGACCAAGAACGTGGTGCACGGCATCGTCATGGACGAGTTTCGCCGGCGGCAGCAGTATTGGTTCACAAGGGACGACATCAATCCACTGACCACCGTCAAGCTCGTTTCACAGATGTACCAGGTGAATGCCCGCGACGAAGAGGGCAATCGCCAGGTGTTCCACATCTACAACCCCAAGCGTGTCACGCAGACGCGGGGGATTTCCGCACTGGCGCCGATCTTCGACGTGGCCGGCATGTTCGAAGATGTTAATTTCGCGGCCTTGGTGCGCCAGCAGATTTCCTGCTGCGTTTCGATCTTCCGGGAGAACACCGAAAAAACCAGCGAACTGCCCAGCCTGAATCAGCCGTTGGGCGAGCGCAGAAATGAGCTCCGAGCGGACGGCACAAATTCCACGATCGAGGGCATGCGGCCGGGAATGATTATCGACGGCAAGCCCGGGCAAAAACTGACGGGCTTTTCCCCCAACACGCCGCCGCCGGGTTTCTTCGATCACATCAAGCTGATCCTCAGCCTGATCGGCGTCAACCTGGGGCTGCCGCTGATCCTCGTGCTGATGGATGCCAGCGAAACGAATTTCTCCGGTTGGCGCGGCGCCATCGATCAGGCCCGGTTGGGTTTCAAGCGCAACCAGCGCGCCCTGATCTCGCGGTTTCACACGCCCGTTTGGAAGTGGAAAGTTCGCCAGTGGATCGAAGAGGACCCGGCTCTCAAGCGGGCCGCCGCCGAGCTCGGGGACAATATCTTTGCCCACCGCTGGAACGCTCCGCGCTGGCCCTACATCGAGCCGCTGACCGATCGGCAGGCCGATGCCTACGGCATTCTTACCAATTTGAACAGCCGCCGGCGGCAGTGCGAAGAGAACGCGATGGAGTGGGAAACCCTCTCCGATGAAATCGTGGCCGACAATGCCTATGCCATTCGCGGCGCCAAGAAAGAGGCCGCGGCCATCAATAAAGATTTTCCCGACGAGAAGGACCTGGTGCATTGGCGCGAGCTGATCGCGCTGCCGTTGCCGCAGGGCATGACGATTGCGCCGTTCGGCGGCTCGGTAAATTCTCCAAATACCAACGGTAAGCCTGCGGGTAAAAAGGCCAATCCCTCCGATACATCTGATGAGCAAATCCCAGCAGCATGAAACTGAGCTTCATACCATTCTTTGATCAGTACTTCGGCTATTGGGCGATCGAAACCGATCGTCTGATGGCCATGTGGGAGCGTGCCAGGGGCCTGAACCTGCACCTGCACATGGAGTCCGGCGCGCCGCAAGCCGCGGCGGCCAGCGGCGCCGCGTACGGTCAGAAATTGGAAATGGCAGGCGACGGGATCGCCGTCGTTCGCCTCGAAGGCACGCTGATGAAGCAGGAAACCTCCGGGGAGCAAAGCACCTCGACGGTTCAAGCACGGCGGCAAATCCGCCAGGCCGCCAACGATACCAACGTCAAGGGTATTTTGCTGCACGTCGATTCGCCTGGCGGCACGGTTGCCGGCACTCAATTGTTGGCCGACGACATCAAGAACGCAGCCGCGGCCAAGCCCCTGTACGCGCAAGTTGAAGATCTGTGTGCCAGCGCCGCCTATTGGCTATCCAGCCAAGCCCAGCGCGTCTTCGCCAATGCCACAGCGCAGGTCGGCTCGATCGGCACCTATGGCGTAGTCGTGGATTCCTCCGGCCAGGCCGCGATGGATGGCGTGAAGGTCTATGTTGTCAAAGCCGGCGAGTTCAAAGGCGCCGGGATCGACGGCGTGGAAGTCACCCCAGCGCAACTCGCCGAATATCAAAACCGCATTAGCGCACTTAACGATCATTTTGTCCGCGGAGTGGCGGCCGGCCGGGGCATGACGCAAGAGCAGGTTCGCAATTTTGCCGATGGCCGAGTGTTCCTCGCAGGACCGGCCATGCAAATGGGCCTGATCGACGGCGTCCAATCACTCGACGAAACCATCAGCCAATTATCCAAAAAGTCGAAAGGATCAAAATCCATGAATACCACAGACGGCGCCCCTCCCGCGATCGCCACCGCTCCAGTTCAAGACCTCGCCGCCACGCTCGATCAGTTGGAACTGGCTTGCATTGGCGCCACGCATTCTTTCATCCTCGAACAATTGCGCAACAAGGCCACTGTCGGCCAGGCGATGAAGTCCTGGATGGGCGAGCAAAGCAAATTGCTCGAACAGAGCAAGAAGGACTTGGAAACCGCCAAAGCCGCCACGCCCGCGCCGGCGTCCAAGAAGTCTGGCGTCAAACCGCTGGCCACCGGAACTGCCACTGCCCCGGCCGCAGAAGGTAGCGGCGACTTTAACCAGGCCGTCAAGGACGCGATAAAGGGCGGCAAATCGCGCGCAGCAGCCGTTAAAGCCGTCGCCCGCGCCAATCCGGAGCTACATCGGGCTTACCTCGAAGAAACCAATCCCTCGACCCGAGCCCGCACATTGATCGCGGACCGGTTCGAACAAGCATAAATCCCCCGCTTCGCACTCTGATCGCTCCCCGCCTCGCCTGTCAAAGTTCACAAGTCACTTTTGGAGGCCACTGCCGTGCAAGTCAATTTAACTGGCGTCGAATCGCTTCCTAATCCGGCGATCACCGCCTTCGGTCCCTATCTGCGGGTTAAGATCGTCGCCGGCCAAATCGCCCTGGCGGGCGCCACCGATCGGGAAATCGCCACACTCCAGCGCCGGGTGCTCGCCAGCGGCCTGGCGTCGGGCAAGCTGGCTCCGGCCGTGCTGGACAATGCCCAGGGCACGAAGAAGTTCATCGCCAATGGCGTGATCGCCCAGTATGCGGACATCTACGGCGCCGCCGCTGGCAAGGTGTCGGCCACGGCCAACGGCAATTTTATCGGCGTCGCTATGACGGCCACCACGGCCGATGGTGATGAAGTTGTGGTTTGCCGCCTGCGCAATTCGCCGTCGACCCTGCTTTTGCAAACCGTCGCCAGTTCGGCCGTCACTACGACCGCCGCTGAAACCGCCTTCGACCAAACGGCCACGATCCCTGCGAACACGCTCAAGGCGGCTAAGCGGATCAAGATTCTGCTGCAGGGAATTGCCACAGCAACCAATTCCACCGACACGCTGACCGTCAAGTTGAAGATCGGCACGCAGGTGATCATCGCCACGGCGGCGGTGGATGTCGCCAATAACGACATCTTCTTCATTGAAGCCGAACTGATCATTCGGACCGACGGCGCCACAGGAACCTTGGTAGCCGCTGGATTGCAAGGGCTCGGCACTCCCGGCACTGTCACCGGCAAACCTTTCAATCTCGGCAGCACGGCGATCGACACGACCGTCGATCAGTTGGTATCCGCCACGGCCACCTGGTCGACCAACAACGCCGGCAACAGTTGCCGGCAGGACATGCTCGATGTCGCAGTAGCCTCCTAGAAACACTCCGCTCGGCACGCGGCCGGAATCCCTTCTTCCGGCGATTGGAAAACCTCAAACACTAATTAGCGCCGCGGAGAAAACGAACCATGATTCCTTCCACAGCCATTGTCCGCTACGACCTCAGTCCACCGATGGAGGAGTTCGACCTGGCGGCCGATCGCCTGAATTTCATCGGGCATCGAATTTATCGCCCCATGTCGGTCGGCATTCAGGCCGCCAACCTGGGCAAGGTCAAGCTCGAGCAATTGCTGCAGAACGTCGAGACCGAACGCGCCCCGGGCGGCGGTTATCACGGCGACGATTTCGAAATGGACATCTACTCGTATTCCTGCCAAGAACACGGGGCCGAAGCGCCGGTCGACGACGCATTGCTGGCGATCTTCCGGGACATCATCGACATCGACGCCATTTCGTCGGCCCGCGCACTGGATAAGGTGCTGCGCCGCTACGAGCGGGCGGTGGCCGCGAAGTTATACGATGAGGCCGTCTTTACCGGCTCGCTGACCAATGCCTGCGGAAGCAATTGGAGCGATCACGATAACGCCAAGCCGATCGACGACATTCACAAAGGCGTGGAAGGCGTGGTCACCAACGGCGGCATGCAGCCCAATGCGGTGGTGATGAACACGCTGCAGTACTTCCACCTCTGCAACTGCGCTCAGATCGTCGATCGCGTGAAATATACCGAAACGGCGACCCAGGACGAGGTCCGCTCGAAAGTCGCGGATTGCATCGGCCTGAAATATGTGCTCGTGGCGGGCGCACTGCAAAATACCGCCAACCCACAACAGGCACGCTCGATCAGCCGGATTTGGGGCAATTCCACCGCGGCCGTCTGCCGCGTGGCCGAAACCGATGATCCGGAAGAACCGTGCATTGGCCGCACGATGATGTGGGACGGCGATGGCCCGGGGGCAGTTGGCTCCGACGAACCGATCGCCGTGATCATGGAAGAGTACCGCGACGAAAAGGTCCGCGGCAGCCGCTTCCGCGCTCGCAACAACCGCGACATTGTCACGATCTACAGCCAGGCCAGCAACCGGCTGACGAACGTTTTGGCTTCATAATCTGCGAGGAAGTTTGTCGACACACGATGAAATATCGACCACAATTTCGGCTGTCGTGCTGCTCCAGCAGCATGGCGAGCCGGCGGTCTACCGGCCCAAGGGAGGCGATCCCCGGCCGATTACGGTGATTGTCGTCCGCAACGGCATTACAGCGCTAGAAGGCGGCAAAGGAGCGATTGCCCCGCAGGTGATGGTCGAGGTTTTGGACGACGCCCTCTTGGGCATGGAATCGGCCGAGGTCAACACCGGGGCGGACATGATCGACGTGGCGGTTCGCAAGGGCGGAAAACTGCAGTCGATGCGCATCGGCGAGTATTTGGACACGATGGGTGGCTTTACCGTTTGGAAAGTGCAGTGATGACCAGCGCCGAAACCAAACAGATTTTGCAGAGGATCGATCAGTTCGAGGCAAAAATGGACGCCTGGATTGTCGGCACGCCGACAACTCCCGGATTGGACAAGCGCATGGATCGACTCGAACAAAGTGAAAACCGCCGCCGCGACAAGTCAGAAACCGCCTCGACCAAAGCCCGCTGGATGACTCGCGGGCTGGTCGCCGGCGCCGCCGCACTGATTAGTGAAGCGGACCGACTCTTGCATTATTTTTTTGGCGGAAGGTGATTCGACGTGGCTACTGGCATGAACATTTCGGTCGATGAGCCGAAGCTGGATCAAATCCGCTACCGGCTGCGCGGCATCAAGAACGGGCTTGGGCAAGCCGTCGCCGGCGCCGAAAACGATACGGCGGCCAAGATCAAACTAAAAATTAGCCGCGACATTCGCGACAAGATATTGATTAAAAAACAAGACATCGATCCTTTCATTTCCATCGCGAGAGCCAATCCCAGCGACCGCGATCCGCACGCCAGCGTTACGCTCGCAAAAAGCAAACGGTTGCCACTAAAGTATTTTGGCGCTCGGCAAACAGGCGGAGGCGTCAGTTATCGCGTCGCAAGTGGCAGCGGGAGAGATTTTATTCCACATGCGTTTGGCGTTCAAATCGCGAAGCTAGGAAATCAGGTCGTCGAGCGCACGGGAAAATTTCACATCGCGGAGACAGGTCGATATCAGGGGAAACACCGCGAAATTGTTTCCGACAAGAAAAGAGGTCCATCGCCCTGGGGCGTCTTCGTATTAGCCGGCCTGATGACTGAGACGGTTGCCAATGCCCGCAAGATCATGGATGAGCAGCTCGAACGCCGGGTGAAATTCCTGATCCTTAAACACACGGGGGCGATCTAATGATCAAAGTCCCCATCGATGAGCAGATCATCCAAAAGGTGCAGGCCCGCCTCAAAAAGATCAGCGTGGGCAACGGCTACTGTGTGACTTTGGCCGACGTCGTCCGCCCCACCCGGCACGGCGTCACTTCGCCGGTCGACAAACTGTGCCTCGTGATTCGCGATCCGGCCACTCCGCTCGACTCCGAAACGCGCGCCGGCGGAAACCCGCCGAAGATCGGCCGCAAGATCACGCTCTACATCGTCGTGTTCGCGTTGCAAGACGACGACGATCCGGCGCCATATGACTCGGTCGTTAGCTTGCTCTTGGCGGATTGCCAGAAGGCGATCACGGTCCCCAGTGGCGACGGCACGGCCTGGGGCAAGTGGGACGGCCTGGCCATCGAGAGTGATTTCCAGGACCTCGGCACGGCGGAAGATAACGACGGCAAATCCGCCGGCGGTTGGTTGCAACTCCAAATTCAATATCGCACTCCCGAAAACGATCCCTACACGGCCGCCTAATGCCTGACTCCCTCTCACTGACGCTGCAAGCCGCCATTCGCTGGGCGAATGTTTCGTCATTGGACCTATCGAACGTCCAGGACACGAGCACGCTGGAATACAGCGAGGGGATTGTCAACGGCACCGCGGTCGACCAGGCGGACAAACTTTGGCACGACAAGCGGACCATCACCGCCGGCGCCAATGACGATCTCGATTTGACGGCCCTGGTCAACACGATCTTCGGCAGCACGGTGACCACGAGTTTTGCCAAGGTCAAGGGGATTCTGATCATCAATACCAGCACGACAACCGGCGACGTGCTGCGCATCGACACCTCGGTCACGCACGGCTTCACGAAGATCACCGGCAGCGCCACCGGAAAAATCGAAGTCGGCCCCGACTCGGCACAATTGTTGGCCAATAAGAAGGATGGCTGGGCGGTGACGGATAGCAGCAACGACGTGCTGCGGATCAATAATCCCGGCGCCAATCCGATCGATTACGAAATTGTGATTTTTGGAACCAGTGCCTAAGAGGTGACAACATGCCCTTCAGTGGCAAAAACGGAAAAGTAACCGTCGCTTCGACCGACATCGCCGATACCGGCAAATGGTCGTTGGACGTGGAAAGCGAGCTGCAGCCGTATGCGAGCAATGCCACGGGCGGCCGCAAGAAGCGGATCGCTGGACTCGGCGACAGCAAGGGCCAGGTCGACTTCATGCCGGACGGCGCCACGGCCTGCCCCGTGGTGGAAGGCACCACCTACACCTTCAAACTCTACGAGGACGCTTCGCATTTTCACACGGTGATTGCCAAGGTCGCGAAGATTCACAAAGAAACCGATGTCGAAACGGGCAAAATCGTCAAGTACACGGCCAACATCGAAGAGGACGGCGGCTATACGCCGCCGACTTATTCGTAGCCGGCGGGTTCACGCCTGGTCAGTTCATAAATCCTTGGAGTTTGATCAATGGATGGCTTGTACGAAATGACGGGTTCGCCGACGCCGATCCGGATCGCCGGCCAGGAATACCTGCTCGGACCCTGGACCGCGGAGGATGACGGCTTGCTGGAGGCCAAAATCGTTTCGGAGCGCCGCAGGAGTTCCGAAGTGCTGGAGGAGCTGCTCCCCAAGCTCGATAAAGATCAACAACGGATGCTGTTGGCAGAGGCTTGGGCCGACGAGGTGCGTGGCGCACGAGTCAAATGGGCGGAGCGTTTGGAATGGCTCCGCACGCCGCGGGGGCGGATTTTTCGTCTGTGGCTGCTGTTCCGCCGGAATCATCCAGAATTGAATCAGGTAGATGTGGCGCGGCTGCTCGCTGCATCCGGCCGCGAAGTCGAGGCAGCGGCGGATGAGAGCGGGAGACCGCTGGGAAACTCCTCGCCCCCGGGGAAGCCGGGGGAGAGCGGGCAGAGTTCATCCCCTGGAGAAATATCTTCCGAAGCCTATCAGCAGATTACGGTTGGACTCCGGGACAGATAGCTCAGATGTCGATCGCCCAAATTGACGCCTATTGGAACAAAACGCCCGACCCCGGCCAGCGGCACACTTTCGATTCGGACGCCGAGAATCGAAAGTTCACCTCCGAATTGCAATCACGGCGCGAGCAGTGGATTGAGGGTCAACTTCGATGGGCGCGCAGTCTCTAGGCGATGTGGTACTGCGTCTTGAAGCTCAAGACGTGAGCATGACCCGCGGCCTCTCCGCGATCGAAGAAAAGTTGGGCGGCCTGCGCTCTTCGCTGGGCGGCTTTCGGGAAATCACCGAGCTGGCATTTGGCTTCCATGTCGGGCGGATGTTTTTTGAGCAGTTGCACGAGCATTTATCTAAAGGCATCGAGGAGTTTTCTGAGGCACGGGCTGCGGGCATGTCGTTCAGCGACAGCTTCGCCAGCAGCCTCGAAAAAATGGTCGGCATGAAATCCAAACTGGAGGAAATGCTGGAGATCAAAAAACAACTGAAGGAAGTGACGGAGGCCGAGTCGAAGGCCGAAGAGGGAATTGCAGCGGCCATTGCGAAATCGCGAGGCGAGTTGCCACACAAGGATTTTCCATTTGTGCCGGGGGGAGATGAACAACTTGCATCGCTGCACGCAGCGATGCGAAAGGCTGAGGCCGATGCCAGGGAACCAAGAAACGAAATTGCAAGGGCACGCGAGCGTTTTGAAAAAAGTAAGCAGAACGATCTTTATGGTCACGAGGCCGTTGAGCACGATGCTAAGGCTGCATTGGATGAGTTGGCTGAAACTCACAGAAAAACTCTGGAGAAGGCAGATCTAT